GCCACAAGATGGCTGTAACCCCCGATCTGCTACCTTACCTACCCGATATCCTTGGCCCGCTGTGGTTCTCTCGAATCACTGAGGTTGAGTTAAGGAAAGGTAATGTAGTCGGTTTCGTTAAGAAAGACGCTAAGATCGACCGCGTGATAGCCACCGAGCCAGATGGTAACATCTTAGCTCAATTAGGCATTGCGACTGGTATGAGGCGGCGTTTTAATCCTTATGTTAACTTAGATAATGGCGCTGATTGGAATCGATACCTAGCAAGTGTCGCTGACGATTGGCGTTTGTCAACGGTTGACTTCTCGAGCGCGAGCGATACGATCTCACGATCAGTTGTCGCTTTCCTGCTCCCCGAACGTTGGTGGCTCCTCCTTGACACTATCCGCTCTCATCAGTTCCAAATTGATGGGGAATGGCACGTGTCACAAAAATTCTCCTCTATGGGGAATGGAGCTACGTTCGAGTTAGAATCCATCATTTTCTACGCACTCGCAAGAGCGTGTGGTAGCCATAGGTCATTAACAACGACTTTTGGCGATGATGTAATTCTAGAGACAGCATGTTACCAGGACTTTCGAGAACTGGCGATATTCTGTGGATTCCAAATTAACGAAGAAAAAACCTTCTCACAATCAGCTTTTTATGAGAGCTGTGGAGAGGACTACTTCCTAGACATCAACATCCGACCATTCTTTTGGAAGAAACTGACAACCCAATCAGTTTTTACGATGTATAATGACTTGAAGCGGTTCGCGTTCCGTTATGGTATCCCCTCAGCCGGGGGTATGGCTGAGGAAGAGCTGTTCAATCGGGCACACAGAGAGCTGCAGTTGTGTTTGGTCCCCGAGTGCTTAACGCACAAGGGAGACTGGCATGACAGCGGGTTCGGTGTGCCTTTCGATAGAGCTCTTCCTTATCTTAAGAAGCCAAGACGCGGGTTTTGTGGCATGAGCACCAAGGCACTCATGTTCCTACCACTGAAGGAGAGTACTCACGGCGAAGGCGGGCTATACGCCTGCCTTTCTTCGTTCGAGCGGCGCCATAAGGCGCCAATTCTCGCGTGGCAAGATGAGCCACCGGAATACTCTACGTCCGCTATACGCGGACGGGGTTCCTACTCAGTAAAGGAAGTTACCATTTTA